CCACAGAAGTAAGTGTTCCTGCTGTGTCAAAAAAGTCAACAAATAAAAATGCAAAAGCAGTACCTATAAATCCTGCTGTTGCAATTAGTGAAAAGTCAAGACTGAATGCGTGTGCTGGTGATGGAATTGCTCCAACTACTCCGTTGATATCTGCAATGCCAAATACCCAAGCAATCACACTGACTGCTAAGATACCTATTATGATTGCACCTGGCACTTTTCGTTTGTCTAAGATAGCCATAATTGCAAAACCTAAACCTGCAAGTAGCACTGGCCAAGATGAAATATCTCCCAAGCCAACTAGTGTTGCTGGATTATCAACAACAACTCCTGCATTTTTAAATCCGATGATTGCTAAAAATAAACCTATACCTGCGCCTATTCCTAGTTTCATTGAACGTGGAATTGAATTAATTATATACTTTCTTGCGGGGGTTACACTGAGTGCTATGAACACTATCCCTGCAATAAAGACTGCCGCCAGTGCTTGTTGGAAGGTATAACCCATTCCAAAAATTACACCAAACGTAAAGAATGCGTTCAGTCCCATTCCGGGTGCGAGTGCCACGGGCCATTTCGCCCATAGCCCCATTATTAATGTACCTATCACAGCGGCAATGATTGTTGCTGTAAACACAGCGCCAAAATCCATGCCTGTACCTTCTGTTGAAAGTATTGCAGGGTTAACCACAGTGATGTACGCCATTGTTAAAAATGTCGCCACACCTGCCATTATCTCTGTCTTAACAGAAGTTTTTGCTTTTGATAGGCCAAATAGTTTGTCTAACATATTTTTCTCCTCTTATAATTGGATGCTAATATTTTAACAAATTATCTGTGAATTGTCTAGTAATTGAAATGGTAATTGTGGATTACTTCCACGGTCTTCCAGGAGTCAAATCGGTATTACCATCTTGTAGCAATAGTCTATCTGCGGCATCATTTTTTCCGCCAACGGCGTACAAAGATGGAAGTTGACCTTTTTTAAGATTAGATCTTTGTCCTTGTGACTGACGTTTTTCCTGTGCTAGTTTTAACTTTGCCTCTTGGCGCTGTCTTTTGTTCGTTAAATGTGATATTCCGTTCGCACTCATACACATATTTATGGTGGTTTAACCGTGTTTTTCACGGCGTAGAGCACGAAGATAGAGTATTAGCACCCTAACTATCGTGTCTAACTTTAAGTCCGTTTAAAGACTAATAAATGCCTTTTTTTGAAAGTTCTTTTTGTCTTCTTTCTAAATCATATAGTGATTCTGATTTAGCCAAATAGTTTTCTACCCACTGCTGTTGAGAGACAGGAGTAAAAAAATTCTTTATCGCTGATATCATCGTCATCATTTTACACTCTCCTGCTAACGTTAGATGGTTTGGCATTAGCGGCAAACACAATCTTGTTTGCATTCAGTGGTGAAAATTTAAAGGTTGATGAAGCCTTTGATTCTTTAATGATGTTTAGTCTTATTTTGCTCATAGTATTTCTCCTTTATATTCTGTTGAGTATGTTAGGAAATTTTCTTTCCCTTTGGTAAGTGTAGTACGCCCAGAGCCAGTCATTGCCATATTCCGATCGGCAATAATTGATAATGTCTTTGTCGTCACGACTGAACACAATGCCAATAAAATTACAAATGTTACCAATCGATCTCGATACGTATTCCATTTAGTTTCCTTTCTTCGTTTCTTCATTTAACCATTCTAGTTCTTCGACAGTGTAAGGCCACATACTAAAAAATGTATTTTTTAAGGTTTTCTGTTTGTTTGTTTCTAGCCATTGTATCTAATCTACAAAGTTTAGTGAAAAGTTTTAAAAGTTTAGCCATCTCTGCCTCCTCGAATCTTCAGTATTAATTTATTACAGCAGAGATGAAAAGTACAGTGTGTATTTGATATAGCAGTTGTGCAAAAAAAGTAAGTCTAAAGAGTATTGAAAAGTTCTACATCTCGTTCATAAACATTTTCCCACAACATCTTTACCTGTGGATCTAAAATATCTATGCTTGGAGGAACGTATTCAAATCTCTGTTGCTTCCTGCCTTTTGTGTGGAATGGAAATTTTAAGTTCCTTGAAATATAATCGCAAATTTTGTCCCAATCGTTGTAATTAAACAATCTTACCTTTTGATTTACAAAACGATATTGTTGAACAAAATGATTGTTATGCTTTGTATGATCTATATTTGTTAATACGTATTCTAACCAGATATTCAACCCTTCCCACCTGTTTGTCCTTTTGGCCCACACGTACTCGCTTACTGTTCTGTGCCAAGGGTCTCTTATTACAGCAAATGATTTAATTTTATCCAGATCAAAAAATTTACTGGTGTATTTCATTGTCATATGCTGTGGCGGTACGTTTCCATACTCTTCTTTACTGGCTTTGTCGTAGTAACCTACTTGTACTTTCTTATCTTTCAGACACTCTGTAATTGTGGTGCCGCCTGTCTTTGGAATGTGTATGTGTAAAAGTTTTCCGTTATAGATTGGCATCTTCCATACCTGCGACACGTAATTTAACAATGTTTGTGATGTGCCATTGCTTTTGGTCAAGTGCTTTAATCACACCCAGCCATTTGTTTCTTAACAATGCCCATTCATTAACCAGTGCTTCGTAGTCGCAAACATCATCTTCGCCTTCCGCATATTTTTCTGCATCTCTAGACGTCAATGCCCTTTGGTATGATTCTAAGTATTTTCTATAATGTTTGGTTTTCAATCTTCTCAACTGTATTTCTAAATGTTTTAGAATACCTTCAATTTCTTGTAGTTGTCTGAATCTTGCCTCCACAACTCCAGGCATCGATGCAGACTGTTTTTCTATATTTCCGTGTAGTTTTACTTCCGCAGATGCTTTGTCTAGTTCCACTTCGTAGTGTTGTATTGCATCTGGGATCTTAGTAATATCTTGCGAAATTATTGAGTACCAGTTCATAGGTCCTCATCGATATCGAACTCAGACTCTAAGTTTTCTTTAATGACGTCATCTAACTCTTCGTCATTACCCATTAGTTCACGCAATTCATGATCTTCTATTCCGTGATCTAAGGCTATGTCGATAAATTTTCCTGCTACCACTGATTTGTCTTTACTAGGAACATATGATTTTATTAGTCCCCAAACATCAACTAGCATCTCTATCTCCATCATCTTCTTCAACAGTAGGTTCTTCTGCTACTTTCTCCTTATTAGTCAGATTACTTACCTCAGACATAACAATTTCTAAGTTATCTTTGCCCCAGTTTTTTCTGTAATCAAGAAGTTCTTTGCCTTCTGCTGTTATATATTTCAATCTGTTTCCTGATTGTGTAATTAGATTTTTCTTTTCAAACAAGTCAAGTAGTCCAGAATAAGGATCCATTCCTGTTTCATATGGAATTTTTACTTGAACTGCTTCGAAAGGCTTAGAGTATCTCGTCTTCATCACCTTACAACCTGCTCTGATTCCTCTTACATCTGTCACTTTGTTACCTGCTTCATCTTCTTTTAATTTAAGTTTCTTCATAGCAACAACTATGCTTGAAGCATAGATAAATCCTTGTCCGCCTGATATCTTGTCATCCGGGTCAAACATATCTTGTGATGCATAAGTGTGATTGGTTGCTACTAATCCAACATTGTAACTTCCAAACATATTAACACAGTTTCTAACAAGTGCTGTCAGAGCCTTGGGTTTTCTACCCATATCGCCTTTCAAGTCACCTTTGTCAAACTGATCAACGTCTGTCGGAGTAAGCAACATACCTAAAGAATCAATCACAAACAGCACTTTAGGTCTGTCTGTTGGATCTTTGTCACCATAATCTGCTTTGTATTCTTTCATAAAGTTAGACACTGTCTTAGCAACGTCATCTATCATCGACATACCTAGTCGCATCAGTTTATCTTCAGCAGTATCAACGCCTAGTGCAGTTAGCCATTTTTCATCTAGTGCGTTTTCTGAATCAACAAGTATTACAAATATACCTTGTTTTTGTGCCTCTCTTATGATATTGCCTGAACAAAAATATGACTTACCTGATCCTGATTCTCCTGCAAACACAGTTACTTTGCCCAAAGGAATCCCTTTGTTGAAATCACCAGATATCAAATAGTTCAGTGCATAATTTCCTGTTGAGATCCAATCTGTTGGATCATTGAATCCTATTCCTAAGCCATCAATTGACTTTGTTATTGATTTTCTAAACTTTGTTACATCAAACGGTTTGACCATAATTTTTACCTCTTACATTATTATATGAAACTTTTAGCATTGTGTCAACGGGGGCATTTCTGCCCCCAATGAGATTATTATTTTTGTTGTCTTGCTCTGATAGCCGCCAAAATATCTTCTGCTTTTTGATTACCAGTCGATGTTGGTGCTGGTTGTGGAGCAGTAGTTGGTGCTGGTTGTTGAGCAGGTTCTGGTGTTGCAGTTGCAGTCACAGTTGGTTGTGCAGTTTCAACTTTCACTGCTGGAGTTGGTTGTGGTTGTGCCACTGTGCCACTTCCTGTTGCAGGTGCTCTTAAACCTGCGGGTCTAAAGTACTGTGAATACTTTTCTGCGTCATACGGTTCACCATCCACTGATGCTCTGAACATTTCTTCCATCACTTTGATTTCAACCTCAGTTGGTTTCTTAGGAAGGAAGTCATTCAAGTTAAACAAACCATTTGCTTCGATTGATTTGTTTTGTTCTTCTGTAAGTGGAGTCGTCTTTCTTGACCATTTTGATGTTGAATAATCAGCATAACCACCTTTAGTAGTTTTGTTGATTCTAAAGTCAACACCTCTTGTATAATCAGTTGGAAGATCTTCCATTTCAGGATCCATCAGTGCAGACTTAATGATATTGAATATTTGTGGTCCAATAATAAATCTTCTGATTGGGTTTTCCGGTTGTGCATCTTCTTGCAATGGAGATGAAACAACAAAACCTTGGAATATGTATGAACGTTTCTTCCAATATTTTCTGCCCAAGTCTTCCAATGATTTATCTTTGAACCATTGTCTTACTTCAGCAAGTATTGGACAAGCGTCACCATACATCTCCATACAAGGAATTTGTACTTGTACAGGTCCTGATGATGCATCACCTTTCACTGAATTGAAAGGCAATTTGATCATTGCTCTTTCTGTCCAAAAGAAAGTATTGTCTTTGTTACCATCTGGTAAAAATCTTAATACTGCTTCTGAATTTTCCGGAATGTTCCAGTGTGGATATATTGCGTTGTCTCCAATTGAACCCTCACCTGATGGTTTTGAGTTTTGAGCTTGGAGTTTTGCTCTTATTTCAGCCAGTGTTGCCATAATGTTAGCCTCCTATGTTTTTGCCTATTGTGTATCACTGTAATGCATATTATATACGCATCACTATTCTTTTGTCAAGAATTATTTTATGCCTGATAATCTTTTTAAAATGCTTACGTCTTGATCTTTTAAATGTTTGTCTTTGATCTTACCAATTTCTTGGTGTGAAGCACCCTTACCCGCGGCACTTTGAATTGCTTTCATTCCTGCTTTTCCGTATTTTTTAACACCTGCTCTATACATAATACCACTTTCATCTGTTTTGAAAGCGTCCTGGTATTCGGAAGCAACAATGTCATCTTCTTCTATTTTGATGCCAAGTCCTTCAAGTTGTGAATCTGCCCAAGCTTCAAACTGCTCTGATTCATCTTTGTATTTTCTTTTGTATTGTTTTGTAAGTTTGCCTTTGTCAATGTTTTGGCCTTTGATGTTTTTGAATGCTTTCACATCTTCTGGTGATTTTCTTACTTCATCTGCGTATTCATCATCTGCCTGCATTTTTTTCATATCTTGCAAGTATTTGTTCGCAAGTTTAATTGCAGTTGATTTTAATTTTTTGATTTCTGGATTTGGTTTAGAAAACAGTTCTCCTGACTTGCTTAATTCTTGATCCATATCTGATGCAAAATTTACAATAGCATCATCTTCTGTGTCTGGGGATAAAAATCTAGTTGCAATGTCTCTCATTATAGCACCAAGTTTTTGTTCAGTGTCTTTCATTTGTCCACGTAAGTTGTTTTGGAACTTGTCGTATGAGTCATCTTTCTTAAGTATTAATTTTGAATCAGGTTGTTGTAACCAAGTGTCGACATAATTTTTATATCTTGTTGCACTTGCTGGTAAACTCATTACGTCAACTTCTTCTTCATCATCTTTTAATTCCATAACTGGAAGATGCTTGAATGCATTGATGATTGAATCATCAAATGTTTCTTTTGTAAACTTTTGTTTTAATTTTTCTACTTGCTCTTCTGATAAATCTTCATCAGTTGTTTTTAAACTTTCAAGTGCTGTTTCGTATGTGTGTGCTTTTGCAAGTTGTTCTAATGTTTTCTTTGCTTCTTTAATTTTGTCTTTTGCCGCTTCAACAAAAGGTTGTGTAGTTTCATCTAGTAATCCAGATCTGACTGTGTATGAATTAAAATTTCTTAAGTTTTTGATTTCTTCTACTTTTTTAACAATCGATTCACCAACTTCATCGTATGCGTTTCCACCTTTAGCAACGTGCATCATCATTGCTCTAGCACCCTTCAAATAGTTGTAAGGAAATCTAAATCTTTCCCCTTGTGCATTTTCAATGAAAATACAATTGATGTTTCTTGATCTTGCACCTGGAATATTTTCATCCACGTGCTTTGAATGTCTAATGATCATCCTAGTTTTGTCTAGTTTGTCGTATGATGTTTTTGGTGTTCCGTGCATTTTGCTTTCCTGTACAGTATTTACACTAGATAGGAACTCAAAGTCATTTTGATCTAAGTCCACTTTTTGCACATCCTGTGGTTTAAATCCTATGTTATGGCTGATTGCGAACTCACGCATAAACCTGGCAAAATCGTACCAAGCACTCTCTTGTTCATTATCTACTGAATCAGTTAGATCTTTGTTGTATATCAGCCTTAAATTTTCTTCATCAATGCTGATGCTCACTGGATTTTCGTTCCACGCAAACTTAAAAAAACGTGCATCTTCCGGAGTAACAGTGGTTTGAGCGTCGGAATCTCCCAATGTCAAATTGGTAAATCTTGATTTCAATTCATCAAATAAGTCTTTTGCTACTGCGTTTAAATCCATCGCTAGTATTTACCTAAATTCCGCTGATCATAATCGGCATTGGCATAGTGAGTTCTTCTTCGGAATCACGCAGTCTTTCGAATAATTTTTGATCCCAACTGGCTATTGTAGAGGCCATACGCACAGCGAGTATAGTGGACATCACAAGATCGTCGTGTTCCCCAGGCTTGGCTGAAAATGAATTGCCAGATGCCACAAAGTTTTTCAGTTCAGATATCAAATTTTTACTTTTGATAGCCATTTTATCATTTTCTATCATCTGTTTGAGTTTTGCACAAGCACTGACTTTACTGATATGAGTTGTGTTGTAGCCTTTTCTAAACTTTCTTACGTGTCCTTTTTTAACTCTTTCTGATAACATTTGACCTGCTATATTTTCTTCTCCCATATCAGCAATGGCAACTAGTCCTGCTTCACCTATGGAGTTGTTTTCTAGCGAATAATATATCTCTGGATTAGCAACACCCTTGGATTTCAATGAGTCTGATATGTGTTCTATAATCTGTTTCATTATTTTCACTTGCCCTTGTATGGGTGTGGCATTGTGTTGCCATTCTGCTACCTGTTTCATTTCAGGCAGTTGAAACACTTCAATGGCCGCATTGTCGCCTCCGGTTCCCATTGCAGGATCTAGTGCAACAAGATATGCTTTATTTTTAGTTACATAATCATACCATCTCACGTGTCCGTGTCTTTCTTTTGGTTCTAATCCTTCCATATCAGCAAGTTTAATCGGTTTGATCAATGTTTCATCATATATCAAAAATTCAC